TGGTGTGGGGGACCCGGTGGTTGAAGACTTGAAGGCTCGTGGCGTTCACCTTGAGCCACTAAAATTTAACGAGCAGAATCGTAAGGACTTGCTTACGAACCTGAACATCAAGATGGAGCAGAAGGTGATTGCTTTGTTGGATAATGAAGTGCTGCGGAATGAGTTGTCGTACTTCCAGTACGAAATTAGTGACCGGGGGAAGTTGAAGATTAAGGTGCCGGATAACTTGCACGACGACACTGTGTTTGGAACTGCGTTGTCGGCGTGGGAATTACCGAAACAAAAAGTCCGAACCCTTAATCAACCTTATGCACAGCAGACTCAAGGAGTTACACCAATGTACCCAGAGTGGGGTATATAATTGTGGTATAGTTACACAAAGAAGTCTGGGCGTTCATCATTATGATTGAACACGACATCCTATTAGCTCAACACCGTAGAGAAAAAGAAGATTCCGCACGCTTTAAAGAACGACGCGCAACGCAGTGGAACGAAAACTATCTCCTCTATCGTGACAAAGTAATCACGAACCGATTGACTCAACGTCAGGCGGTCAATATTCCTATTATCCGCGAAACTGTACAGACGTGGATTTCCAAAATTGACGAGCAGCCAGAGATGAAATTTGAAGCACGCGGCCGAAGCCGGCGTGACAAACGTGGCGAATTGTTCGTCAACGAGATGTGGGACTTTAACTACGAAGCTGAAAAGCTAGAGTTAAAAGACAACATTGAAAAGAAAATTGTTGGGCTGCAAGGTAGGACATTTAAGAACCTCATGTACCGAGATGGTCGAGTCAAGTTTGATATTATTGACCCATACGACATCGACATCGACACGCGAGTAAATCCATTTGACCTCAACACAGCTTCGTATTTAAACCACAAGCACATTTATGTGCCGCTGCGAAAGATTCTGGCCAACAAGTCGTACAAGCAAGAAGGTAAAGATATGTTGAAGCATTACCTCGCTTCTCGTGAAGGTACACTCAAAGCTTCAGACACAGAGCAAGAACGATTCTTAAAACAAGAGCGTCTTCGCTCTATTGGTGCGTCTAACTACGACGAGTACTTTTCTACTGACATTACTATCGAACTCAACCGTTCGTACAAAATGATGTGGTCAGAAGAAGAAAAGAAATTTGTTCGTCACCTCATCATCATCGCAATGGACAACGCAATTCTTTATTGCGAGCCGCTCAAAAAAGCTATCGGTATCGACTACCTCCCGTGGGTAACGTGGGGTTCAGACCCAGACATCAACGACATCTGGTCAGACGGTGTTGCCGACTCAGTCCGCACCGTCAACAAGGTCGTCAACATGTACTTCTCGCAAGACTTGGAGAACCGTTCTTACAGCAACTTTGGAATGTACTTCTTCAACAACTTGAACGGCTCATTCCAGCCGCAAGCGTTTGAAGCAAAACCATTTGGTATGTACGGCGTGCCGGGCAACCCAGACGAAATCATCAAGCAGATGAAGATTGAGCCGCTTGAAGACGCAGCTTCTTCAATCGAATATTTGAAGAATATGGTCCAATCTTCTGTAGCCCAAACTCCTTCAGAGCGAGGTGAGCAAACTAAGTCTCGAACTACACTTGGAGAAATCGAACTCAACCTGTCAGCTTCACAAGGACGAAATCAAGTTGTTGCAAAACAATATCGTTCAGCGTGGGAAGAGTGTGGTCGTATCTGGTATGACCTCATGAAGAGCAATCAAATCGGCAACATGACGCTGTACAAGAAAGGCAAGAATGGCCAGACGTTCAGCAAAGACGTTTCGACAGCTGATTGGCGAGTTCCTGCCGGCTATGAAGCAAAAGCAATGTACAGAAGCGATAAAGAGGAAAAGGATGACAACGAGTTTCGCAAGTTGCAATTTGTTAAAGGTTCGTTTGAAAACAATCCCATTGCTCTTCGAATTGCTCGCCGAAAAGAGCTGGAGATTCTTGGTTGGGACCCAGATGAAATCGACGAAGTTATGGCTCTTGAGGAGCAAAATCAGCAGCAACCAATGGTTGGACCTGACGGAAATCCAGCTCAACTTAATCCACAGGAAGCTGCGGCACCTGACCCGGTAGAGACAGAACAAGGTGTATCATTAACTCAACCTACACAATAATGAGTACTAATCCCTTACAAGGGCTTCTGGGCAAACTGGGAGTTTCATCATACGACGAACTGAACGAAGAAGAACGCCTGACGTTTAACGCTTGGCGCGACGCTTTGGAAGGTCGTAAGATTACTGATGAAGATGTGGCTCGTTTCTTAGACGCTAAATTTTTAGAGTCTGTTGGTAAGGCGACCGACCCCCAGTCATCTGAGGATGTCCGACGCTTTTACCAAATGGAGGTACGACTTATCACTCAAATTAAAGAGTTTCTAGCTCTGCCTGAAAAGGAAAAACAGATGGTAGAAAATCAAATTAAAACACACAACTAATATGCAAAACCAATTTCAAGTTCCAGCAAAGCCTTGGACAGAAAATGATATCAAATTCTTGATGGCCAACGTATCAAAGCTTTCTGATGAAGTTAAAGAAGAGTTAGGTCTATCTACTACTAAAGTAGACACGAACGTAGCTTCAGCCGCGCGAGCAGATATTGAAAAACATGACCAAATTCTCACACCTCAAGGAGTAGTGAGTCAAGATGATGTAAGTCCTGGGACCACCACAGGCATCCGGCCTGAAGATGATTCTGTTCACCCTGCGGTGAATGGTTCTCCAGCCGGAGAAGCGGACGCTATTATCGAAGCACCAATTGCTTCAGATTTACCGGCGGCAGAAGACGCAACTAAAAATGACGGTAAACCTGTTGCCACAGAAGCAGCAGCTAAATTGGCAGAAGAAAAAGGTATCAACCTAGAAGAAGTTGTTCCCACGGGAGCTAACAACAACATTACAGTTTTCGACGTAGAAAAAACTGTTGACAACTCGCAACAAACACCAGCTTAATTGCTGTTATAATCTAAATAAGCCTAACCCGTTTGACCGGACGGCAAAACTACTATGAATACAATCACACCAAACCCCGAAGAAACTGTAGTGACTACCCCAGAGGGTACACCAGAAGCCGGGACGGAGCAGACGGAGACTGTACAAACCGAATTGGATGAGAATGGAAATCCAATTGACTACCGAAAGAAGTTCATCGAATCCTCGAAAGGAGCGCATCAGTTGCTCAAGGAAAAGGAGGAAGCTGAACGGAAGTTAGCTGAAGCTCTGAAAGGACAGGAGCCAGACGGTAAGGACCTAAATTTACAAACGCCAACCACTCAACAACCAACTACTCTCTATCCCGGTTTTGAAGAACTCGATGAATCAGAGAAGCAGCGTGTCACTACGTTTGCAGCTTCGATTCAGAAAGCGGCAACAGACCAAATGCAAAGTAATCCAGCTCTTGTGTTTGCTGAAAAGCAATACAACAATACTCGTTGGGAGGAAGCATTTGCTGAAGCGGCAACAGAGTACCCAGAACTGAAAGACATGAAGGATGACTTCAAGTCTAAGTATTTCCATCCCGGTCATGTACCCGATAATATCTCCGATATTATAAAAACTATGGCAAAAGCTGAACTCTTCGATAAAGCCCGAGCAATCGGCGCGGAAGAAGCGACAGAAGTAGCCCAGCGGGTACAATTGGAAGACCCTACAGGCGGAGATAAAACTCAACCTGCTACCCGGTCTTTAGCGCAGTGGCAAGAATTAGCTCGGACGAACCCTGTGAAATTCGCAGAGTCGAAAGAAGCTTACGAACGCGACGTAGCATCAGGAAAGCTTAAAGAGTAGCAACTGTTAGTGGTGGCACCCGCATAAGGCAAAACCACTATGAACAATCTTGCAGCTTTCACTCCAGTGAAGTTTTCGCTCAAATTGATTGAAGTTCTCTACAACGAGACTATCTACACTTTGATTGCGAACACGAAGTACGAAGGTGACATCAAAAACGCAGGCGACCGAGTTCGTGTACGAACCTCCGGGAAAATCAACCTTTCTCAGTACACTAAGCAAATGACTCTTGTAGCTCAGGAGCTTAACCCAACCGACGAAGACCTCATTATCGACCAGCAATTCTACTTCAAGTTTGTTGTTGACGATATTGATAAAATCCAAAATGACATTGACGCGATTGCGGAATACGCAGGAAACGCGAAGATGGACATGTCAGAACTACTCGACAGTGACCTTCTCTCATACGCTCGAAAAAACGTACACGGGAAAAACGCTATCGGTGGTAACTACTCTGCTGGAACAGTAGCTGTAGCAGCTGGCACTGGTGTTGTAACTGGTTCAGGTACAACTTTCACCGCCCAAATGGTTGGTGGTTACTTCTCAGCTGACGCTGGAGTAACATTCCAACTTGTTACTGGCTTTAACTCAGCAACTTCTATCGTGGTCTCAGACCTTGATGGTTCAGCTTACTCAGGAGACGCAGTAGCAAGTGGAGCAAGTTACGTTATCAACGCAGCTACTCCAATCACGCTTACAAAGGCCAACATCTACCAATACATGGTGCAACTTGGAACAGTAATGTCCCAACAACTTACACCACGTGAAGGTCGTTACCTTGTAGCCAACGCTGAACTTGAAGGGTTGATGCGACAAGCACCACAATTCATCCCAGCCGTTGAATCTGCATACGCAGAAGTCATCAAGAAAGGAATGATTGGAATGTTTGCGAACTTCCGAATCATCTTCTCTGAACTTGTTGACGGTGACAACACTAACGGTTTCTGGTTCCTTGCTGGGACTAAAGAATTCCTTGCATTTGCATCGCAAATCATGAAGGTATCTGTAGTCCCATCTGAGACTGACCCGAACACTTTCGTTACTACCTGTAAAGGACTCCTTGTATGGGGACGAAAAGTATTCGAAGGAAACCGAGGACGTGGAGCCGTTCTCCGAGCTGTTATCGACAATAGCTAGCTCCTTAGGCTCACTCAGCTACTGGCTGGGTGGGCTTATAGGATTTAGACATCCATCGTTATGACTACCAATGAAATTACAGCAGCAGCACGCCGAAAGGTACTAGAGACTACAGATGAAATCGTGAGCAACGAGACTGTTCTTTTGTACGCAAATCAGTCATACATTGAAGTCTACAAGCGAGTATTTACTAGCAACGAAATCAAGTCGGCAACGGTCGCCTGCACAAACGGAGTTTGTACTTTGCCTGCTAACTACGGGCGTATGTACACCAAAGCAACTGATGAAGAAGGTAAAGAATACGAAGAAGTATCTATTGCCGACTTCCATCAGTTCGATGACCTGCGGCCTGTATACACAATTCAGAACGACCAAATTTTGGTAAAAAATGAAGACGCAGCTTCACTTGTTGTTCGTTACTACGAGCAACCAGAAAGGCTTGCAGTAAATGTAGACCCGTCTATTGATGAGTACTTTCACGAGGTAATCGTATACGGAACTGTATGGCGTATTCACGAAGATCTCCAAGACGAAGAGCTTGCGACGTACTACCAAGAAAAATTTGAATCAGAGTTGTCTCGAAGAATCGGTAATCAGTCTCAGTACGAAGAAAGCAACCAGCGCGGTGGCGAGATGTTCGTACCGCAATCACTGATATAACCTATGCCTTATCGAAAACAAGAATTTGTAGAAGTATATGACAAACTAGCGGATATCATCGACGTTGATGATAGCCGTGGTCGTTCTGTGCCTGTCAATATGAACTTCATTGAAGAAGGTTTTTTGTCTAAAGATACTGGTTCTGAGTATCAAGGGGCTACTGATGACACTGTTGAGTCTCACTCTCCTGTTTATTACAAGAAAAAAGACGGAACTGAGTTTCAAATTCAAGCAAAAGGAACAAAATTGCAAGCTCTCAACACAACTACAGGTTTGTATGAGGACATCTCAGGCTCTCCAACATTCACTGATGGGGCGCGTTTTGGCTGGAAAGTCTACGATAATGAGCTATATGGCTGCAATGGAGTAGAAAATTACTTCAAATTTGACGGAACTGATTTTACTGAGTACGCATCTGCACCAAAAGGAAATGTCCTTGAAGTCTTTGAGGACCGTATGTTCGTTACTGGAGTTACTGACGAGCCATTAAGCATCTACTACACAGACGCTGGTACGGTAACAACTTTCCCGTCAGCAAACGTACTACAACCTCTTGGCACCGACCGAGTAAACGCGCTTGTAAACTACTTTGGGACGCTTCTTATTTTTAAAGACGACAGTATTTGGAAATTGACTTTTGTGTATGACCAAGTGGTTGCATTGTTTCTCCCAAAGTTGGAAGTCCAGTCAGGGAACTACGGATGTCCCTCACGTAAGGGTGTGACATGGGTTGAAAACGACATTTGGTTTTTTACCGGCCAAGAGGTTCGTTCAATTGGTTATCAGGACCAACAAATTGGTATTCTTGGAATCAATAACTCAGTTATTTCAGAAAATATTAAAGAGACGCTTCGAAACATACCGTTCGAACGCTTTGCACAATGCGCTGTCTTTTATGAAAATCGACGATTCTATTTGTCGGTGCCTTTGGCAAACGATTACAATGACACTACTTTCGTCTGTCACACTTTGCACCAAAACAACTGGACTAAATATGCAAACCGTATTAAAGCAGAATCTCAAGACTACTTCGAAATTGAAGGCGAAGTATACAGCGCAAAATCGTCAGCTCCTTACGGCATCGTAAAATGGAATGAAGACTTGCTCGACGACGACTCAGACTCATTTGCGTGTGAGGTTTTCTTTGACCGCATTGAAGACAAAGACTTTAACAAGTTTACGTTCTATCGCTACCTCGACTTGCAATTTAAAGACCTTAACGCTCGCGTGAAGGTTGTTGTTCGTACTGACCGTAACGACGGACGGACTGTTTCCGAGCGTGAATTTCTTGTTGGCTCTGATCCGATCAATGACGGCCTACCTCTTGGTTTGGTGCCTTTTGGCAGCCTCCTATTTGGAGACAGTTATGGATTCACTCTTGAGCTGAGTCCATTTCAAAAGCGTCGAGTTTCTTTTCTTGAAAAAGGACAAGCAATTACGATTGGTCTAGTTCACGACAATCCAGGAGAAACGTTTACGCTTGTACAGATGGCTATTTCCGGCCACCGTAAACCACGGAAAATGTTCAAACCATCAAATATTCTATCAGTATAGTGTTATAATTTTACTAAGTATGGCAATCTCACTCCCACAAAACTTCTTTCAAGAAAAAATCACCCTTCCAGTTTCGGCGGGTGCGACTAATATCTATATCTCTAGTGCGCCGACAGCGGACTCGGGTATTCTAGTTCTCTCACCAGCCAACCCTTCTAAGCGTGAAATTGTTCGATTCACAGCTAAAGGTACAGACAGCAACGGGGCCTTCATTACTGTCACCGTAGCCAATCGAGGTCTTGGGGGTACCACAGACCAATCTCACTCGATTGATGAGCCAATTTTCATGAACGTGACCGCTGAACATTTTGCTGAAATTGATACTGCTATTGAAGCAATTAACACAGCCGGCGCACTTGATGCTTCGGCAACAACTAAGGGTATTGCAAAACTTTCTGTAGCACCAACTACGGCAACAGAACCTGTTGCTGTTGGAGACAACGACCCACGTATTCCTGACCCAAACGCAATTGTATTTCTTTCTTCGATTACAGGCATGGTTATTCCATACGCCGGATCGTCTGTACCTAATGGATTCTTTAATTGTGACGGTTCTTTAAAAAATATTGAAGATGAAAAAAGGTTATTTGACGCAATTGGATTTACTTACGGTCGAGATTCCGGGGTTATTATAACGGCAGACAACACTTTAAATTCTTTTGAGGAAGTTAATACAACACTTGAAAATGGAGATCTGGTGTCTTTTGACAGCTCTCAGGAACTACCAACGGGAATTGTTTCTGGTGCCGCCTATTACGTTATTGAAAAAACAACTAATACATTTAAGGTGGCAACCGAAGACGGTGGTTCTGAGGTGGCATTTACAAATAACGGAACTGGAGTAATTTATTATTTTAAAAGTTTTTCTTTACCAGACTTACGAGGACGCACCCTTGTAGGAGAAGGTGGTTCAGACAATATCGTTACTTTTAATTTCGAAAACGCCGAAACGCCACCCGTAAGAGCCACACTTACATACACAGATGACGCAGATTTTTTTCGAGCAACTCCTGTCGGGAATGATTTTGTAACCGGGGAGTCATTTATATTTGCAACTGCCGCGAATAGTTTTCAAGCTGACCAGCGTTATTATTTTAGAGAAGGTGGAGACTTTGACAGAGCATACACTTCTTATAATTTAGCCATTACCGGAGGCAGTGATGTTAATTTAACCGATCAAAACCACAACACTCCAATGTATGGAGAAATGCAAAACATTTACATACCAGCGGGTGTTACAGGAATTGAAACCGGAGATTCTTGCACGCTTTCGACGGATGGCACCTTGCCAGCCACATGGGTAGCCGGTACTCATTACGTAATTGTTGTAGATAAGTACAATATTAAGCTGGCTGAATCTAAAGAACAGGCGTTAGCTGGACGTGCGATTCCACAACGTGACAATGGAACAGGAACAATTACCTTAACATTTGAAGCAGTTCAAACAAAAGTACTTGGAAATTCTTATGGTAAAGATTTTTATGAACCAGTTACTGCTGCGATAAACAGCGGAACACCAACTGCAAATAATGTTATGTCATCAGAGTCAATTGCTTTAGCTCAGCCATCTTCTGTTGTTAAATTGATTATCAAAAATTAATATGGCCACCCTCTCCTCAGAAGACCGACGACGACTATCAGACTCACTCAGTGAGCTTACTCGTCGTCTCGAACGACTGCGTGAAACAGCGGCCGCAAATGGCGGTAATCTTCCGGCTGCACCAACTGGCCGCGTAGCTGGTGCTTCAACTGATATACCAGAAGGACTAAACGCCGCGCAGCTTGGCGGTGCGTCTGGTCTTGGATTTGAAGACGAAGAAACGCAGGGCATTGTCTCTGACCAAGTACAAGCTACTGTAGAAGCCGGTGGCTCACGTTCTCAAGCTGGAGACCGTGTTTCTTCTCGACAATCAGCTCAGATTGCAAGTCGTTTCGGACTCGAAGGACTCATCAATTCCTCTTCTTTTGCCGGACTTACTGTCGGTGAAGCGGCTGCTCGCGCTCGCGCAGAGCAACAAAAACGAACTAGACAAGTTTCTGCTAACACGTCTTTTGCCTTCAATCCTGAAACTCTACAACGAACGCAACGACAAGTTGATAAGTTTGGCTTCGCGCTTGATGAGCTTGAGAACGACCCGTTCGAGCCAAAAGAATTTAAAGACGAAGAACGTCAAAATACTATTGAAATTGCATCACGTGAACTCGGTAAGCTCTTTGAAACTCCTGAGCAACTTTATGAT